CATGGGTTGCTTACGCACGACCACTCGCCGTCTGCGCAAGTTGGCCCCGAAAGCCACATGTGCTGTCTCGACACACGTCGTTCCGCACCTGATCCTTCTCATGTTCTACCTTTACCCGCCCTTCCCAGAAACCCCACCTTGGTTCAATGTTCTCCGGTACCTTGTCCATGTTGTGCTGGTCGGGCGTAGCGTGGTGGCGTTGCTCCGCCTGGTCTCCTTCTTCGAAGGCGGCTGGCAACGGTTCATCGACACTGTCGCACCGGGTACCTTGCTCGTTCCTATGTCTCTTGCCGACTCACTCAGGCAGGAGACCAGACGGTATGAAATGCCTCCGCAAACACTGCAGAGAGACAACCCTCATGCCGCCGCTGCCGCCACTCGCGCCTCCGCTTGTGCCGTCATCGAAGCAGTTGCTGCAACTGCTGGCTACTCCATTTACTCCGTGTCCAAGTCCAGTCGTGACATTAGGCGCGGGGTGAAGGGTTCAAGGCCTCTTAGGGACACAAAAGACCTGTCTTACTACTCAAAGGCCGTGCATGCGGAGGGGATGCACGAACGAGAGGCGGTCTTTCTGCAGGAAGTCAACAAGTTCATTGATGTTGACTCCCATCTGAGCGATGCAGAGATGCGGTCGTGGATGACCTCATCAGCCATCACCACCTTTTACACGTGGTGTCCAACCAGCCCTGCTGGCATGGCCGATGAGACGACGTTCCGATACAACCGCATGACGGATCTGTGGGAGTTCAATTCCCCCGGCTCTGGTGTTGGGTACACTCAGAAGCTGTGGGACTTCACTCCCGACGCAGTGACATCTGTCAAATGCGTCCGCCCGCGCAGCCGGTTCACGTACGGACCATGCTCGCTCGGACGGCTCGTATGCCTTTGTGTACTACTGCTGGCGACCATCGATCTTGTGTTGCTGGCATTAGGGCACCGTCCGCCGTCTGACTGGATGCTATCACCGATGGCTTCCCTGTACCAGATTGCGGTCGTTGCGCTGGTGTACTTGCTGTGCTGCCGCCTTACAGGCGTGGTGCGGCGGGTATACCGCTACGACGTGGCACCCCACCGGTCAATCGTGTGGACTGTTCCAGTCCGCCGGTTCGGCCTGTTGGGCGTCCTTCTCCGCTGGCGAAACTTCACAACGCCAGAGGGGGACGTGGCACCCGCTTTCGGGCGACTTGTCCCAACGCAGGTCAAGGGCACCGAAACAACGTACGAGGCGTTGCGCACAACAACCTCTCGGGGAGACATCACCACTATTGTCCACAGTGGCACGTCAACACCGATAGAGATTCCCGACTACCTGTTTGCTCAGGTTCGGGGCGCAGGCACGTCAGGGTCTAAGGACCCTCTCCGTGCCGGTTCGTTCAAGACGAACAACAACACGTACGGGCCTGATCGGTTCTCAGAACTGTTCAAGAGCCACTCCAACTACGACGCCATGGCCATTATTGACTATGTGCGAAGCAGCGGGGGTTTGGAAACGCGGGTGGCTTCACTACCCTACCAAAAACAGTTTGTCCCCAGCTACTTCTTCACCAGTCCAGGTGACGAAGAGCTGCGGGAGGCTATGATGTGGTTTTGGTGCTCACCACTCATTCCCGGCGGCGCGCGCGTCGCTGGGCAGTCAATCGGTAACGACGAACGATTCATTCAAGAACGCATGGAGAAGGTCCGCGCCCCAGCGTGCGGACTGACGACACGCGACGTCGCGCTGATGAAGGAGTTTATTGACGAGATTTCAATTGGCTTTGAGCTGTTAAATCCGTCAAGCTCTGCTGAAGTAGCAGAGAGGCAAAAGACTCCCCGTCAGCTTCGACAGATCGAAGAGGGTGACTCCAACCTTGATCTGATCGAACGGAGTGTGCTGGAGCAGTTCCAGAAGCGTGAAATTTACCCCGATCTCAAAGATCCTCGTGGCATCACTATGTTCCCACCCGGCCCAAAACTGGCTGGGTCCATGGTGATGGGCATCTTCGCAGAATGCCTAAAACATCAACGCTGGTACGGCTTCGGCAAGTCTCCGCTGGAGACCGCCGAGCAAGTTGGGCAGGTGGCCAACTACTCTCGGTTCTTCGCCCTTGAAACCGATTTCAAGCGCTATGATGGCACTATTTCCTACCCTCTAAGGATGTTTGAACTTTTGCTGCTCACCTCACTCTTTGACCCAAAGTGGCGAGTGTGGGTAAAGCAATGGCATGACCTGGACTACGACAACACAGTCCGGACCAAGTCACGCGGGACAGGCTCGTCCCGCAGGTACAAACAGGGCGCTGCACGCGGGTCCGGTTCACCCGGAACCTCGTCGCTCAATACGGTCATCAATGCACTCGTCGTGTACATAGCCTTCCGCAACTCGCACGCTCCGGGTTCGTCTAGGCGGTTCACGCACGAGGAGGCGATAGACAAGCTCAATCACTCGGTGTTTGGTGGTGACGACGGTCTCACCCCAGACCTGGATCCAGACGAGATCCAACGGGTTTGCGAGCATTTCGGTCTCCAAATCAAGCCGCTGAGGCGGGAAAGGGAAAAAGACACAGTTTCTTTTCTGGCACGGGTCTATGGCCCGGGAGTGTGGTACGGGGATCCCAACAGCATGTGCTCGTTCAAGCGAACGTGCACGTCGTTCCCGACCACTGGCCGCGTACGCACGACACCATTGCACATGGTTGCGCACGACAAGGCTAGCTCCCTGCTTTTCAGCGATCGTAACACACCTTTACTCGGTCGCTGGCTGGCAGCGCTGATTGCTATCACCAAGCCCCAGCTCCGGGCAAACTACACCGTAGATTACTCGGAGAGTTGGACAGCCACACGCGTGGTTGGGTTTGGCGGTGATCCAGCGCATGTTGCCTACCCAAATCACGAGGAGCCTTGGATGCACCACGTGATCGAAGAGGAACTTGGTGGATGGCCAGAGGAGTTTGAGAACTACGTTGGACGACTGGAGACGATGCTTGCCCATGGCGACATCATCCCTGAAATCACGTGGGCCAACCCTCCGGCCATGGTGGGATGGGAAGCACCTCCCCACCCGCCCGCTGACGTCATCGACGACGGCCAGCAGGGTGCCATCATCTCTGGGACCGCACCCACAGCACCGCCTCCTGACCAGCAGGCGATGGCTGTGGCGCAAGCTGTCCCTGAGGCTGTCAACGAGGCGCATCCGCCTGCCGCACTTGCGGTGGCGCAGCTGTTCGATCAGCAGGTTGCGGACCTCACCCTAGCCTCCCACGCCGCCGAGGTTGCCCTCATCGAACCATTTGATGGCGACCCGGCTGGTGGCTATGCCGATTACTACGCCCGTGTCTATGGTGCTGCTTCGCCGCAGCTGAGACACCGGCTCAACACGGCACAGTCAGCGCTGGCATGGTGCAAGAGTCTCAGCATCATGTTCACAAGGACCTACTCAACGCCTGACAAGCGATGGGTGGTCAGGGCAACCGGCACCGACACTTTCGGTGGGCCCGGGCCCACTCTCCAGAGCCACGGTACCACCGTGAAGGAAGCTGAAAGGAGAGCAGCAACGGCGTGGATGACGCACTCAGGCGCGTCACTCTCCCCGGCAAAGGCAAAGCCGCCGGTGGAGACGAACACCACGCCCGACGTTCCGGCTGGTCTGACCCCAGACCCCGCCCCAGCAACTCTCGAAGGCAATGAGGATAAGCCTCCCGAGAGCAAGCGACAGGCGAAAAGCAAGGCATGGAACGCCGACCACCCTCCGACACGGGGCGGCCGCGGGCGAGGCCGGGCCGCTGCCCCGGCGTCGCCGGGTGGCCCCGCGTAGGCGGGGCAGGCTTGTA